AGGGAAGCGCTAGTCTTCCCTTTTAACAAAATTAACGCATCCAAAATCTTCACCGACCAGGACCCAGTATGTTGGGTCATAGTCAATGATGTTAATTGAGTTCGTTTCAGGCTTACTTGAAAGCCCCGACCCAACAATATGGTCCTCATCGTCGTAAATGTGCCTTTCATCAATGTGGTTGATGAAACGGCACCCACCAAACCTTTTTCCATCAACGCCCCATTCCTGAAAGGCTCCCTCAGGGAACCTTTTCCAAAACTTGCAATTCTTACACCTATTTTCCATACAACCCTCCCTTTGTTTTTATGAGGAAGTGGCGGTCACCCACCCATCCTCTTAAAACAAAAAAAGCAAGTCCCCAGTCTCACATTAATATTATAATCAACCAATCGTTCATTGTCAAGTTTTTTTCACAACCAATATGGCTGTTGTTGGTTGGGGTCAATAGATAAAGGGAGGAACCGCTGAGGGCTCCCCCCTTTGTTTTTTGGAGGCAATATGGGCAAAGGGTGGCTTATGGCTAAGGAAAACGATGGGAGCGCTAGAGCCACAACGCCCCCATAATTCTTGGTCCTAACTGACCATACCCACGCGAGTGGGTATAATTCTAACAAGCAACGGAGGGTGCTATGAAGCACACTGACCTTGGTGGCGCGACCTCCTTAAAACAAAAACATGGGGTGGCTATGTCTTCTACGCCACCCCTTAAGGTCAATACAGCGCGCTAGAGCTTAGAGCTTCACTCCCCACTTTAAGGGACATAAAAACACGGGGACGGCTATGTCTTCAGGCGCCGCCCCCAAACTTTGGAATGGTTTGAGCAAAACAGGGAACAAAGCCTACAAAACAGGCTCTGTTCCCTTACACACCCCCTCCATGTCAGATATCAACTAGTCTGACACAATTATAACAAACTCAACGTTCAATTGTCAAGTGTGACTCAAGGGGCAGTTTTCGTAACTGCCCCGTTTATTATTTTTCGTAAGAAAAATAATAAACGAGAATAAATATATAAGAGAGCTATATTAGGGTAACATACGTATGGAGTAATATAAGAGCTTATATGAGGGTAATATATATTACTCGTTATTAAATCTTACGATTTAATAACGGAGACTTGTCAATTTTGACAAGTTGCGTTCCTGAGTTGCACTTGACAATCCGCGAACTGATTGTTTATAATTTTATCATGACGAAGCCAGCGTATGATGAAGTCCCCAGTCTTCACAAGAAGATGCTTGACGACATAGCGAAGTTTGTTGACATGCAGACGCTTGCGCGTGAGATAGGCTTTACGCCTCAGAAACTCTCGCTTGTCAAGAAGAGGCTCAAGCAATCACTATCTCCTCTTGCGCTTGCCAGGATATACAGGTTCTGCACTGCAAGAGGCATACCGTTCCCAGACGTTGTGTTTGCAAGATACAGGTCTGGTGCGGATGACCTTACGAAGGTTGTTGTTGCTTTGACGAAGGAGGACCTTCAGAAGATACTTGAGGAAGATGAGAAGAGGAAGAAAAAAGACTAGTCAGGGGCAAAGTAACATACTCCTTGAGATGGCGCTTCTTCCACCTAGAGTGAGAGAGGTGATTGACATCGTTAGGAAGGAGAAGACTACCATCCTTGATGCTTACAAGAGGGTGTATGAGGGTGGTGACAGCGGATACAAGAAATTCGTTGCAAGGTGGGGGAAGAGGATAAAAGCGATCTTGCACAGTGCAGCGGTTGAGGATGTGATGCTTGATGAGGCGAAGAATGTCAACTGGGACTGGATACTCGCATACTGCTACTCGCAAGTTAACTCGCAGAACCTTGATGATAAGGAGAGGGTCAAGATACTGGAGATTATGGTCAAGGCGCTTGAACGAAAGGAGAAGTCCAGTGCAGTGACACAGCCGATAGAGGACGAACTATGATTTACCCAATCGCCTACAACGTTGAAAACAGAATTGTCAGGGAGGCACGAAACGCAGTAAAGAAGATCATCTACGACAACTTCCTATACAAGACCAAGGAATTCAACACAACACTTGAGATCGCAAAGCGCAAATACAGAAACGACCTAATCGCGTTTGTTAGGACGATCAGGTATTTCCAGAAGAAGTATCCATTTCTCAAGATGAAACTCCACAAGAAGCAGTGGCTATTCCTTTGGGAGATCTTCGTCAAGAAGAGAGAGATTGTGATTGCGAAGGGAGGGAACAAGAGCGGTAAGACAACGGCACTCGCATACGCTGTCATCATCAAGGCTCTTGAAAATCCCAAGAACCTCGTGTGGGTCGTGACAATCAACTACGACATGGGCAAGAACATCGTTGCACGCAAGATCATGGACCTCATCGGTGACAACAAGAAGGCAAAGTGGAACACCAAGAACAACACGCTCACCATCTTCAAGACAAAGGTGAACTTCAAGAGCGGTCAGTCGGATGATGATACGTTCCAGTCAGCAAGTGTTGATCTTGTGGCATTTGATGAGCGTCCACCAAGAAGCTCAACATTTGATGAGGCATACGCAAGAACAATTGACACTCACGGTCAGGTGATAATGGCATACACACCACTCAGGGAAGTGGACTTCATCTACGACTACTTCATCGCAACGAACAAACGCTGGGATGACAATAACTTCGCAATTGTTGAGATGGCAACAACTGAGAATATCTTCGCACAGACTGCAGATAAAATTAGAGCACTGTCAGCCGATGAGGACGAATACCAGGCAAGGATACTCGGCTACTACAGAATTGAGGTTGACATGGTCAGAATGACCGAAGAGGAGATGAAGCAGGTCATCAAGTATCCTACTCGTAGGCTCATGCTCGTTGAGGACGTGTCAACAGGCAAGGTCATTGAAAGTGAAATATCGGCAACTGAGGACGCATTCGCACTATTCAAGAAAGAGGGGAGCTTTGGAATATTTGAGATATTCAAGGAGTTCCCATACCTGAACTCGCCAGACTACAGGAACCAGATAGTCGTTGGCGTTGACGTTGCTGGCGGAATTGGTAAGGACTTCTCAGTCGCTCTCTTCTACTCAAAAATCGGGACGCTCTACGGTGCACTGTTCTCAAACAACGAGAGCATCTCAGCATTCACCAAACAGCTCATACACGTGATAAGGAAATACTACGGCATATACTCAGTGATTTCATTTGAACGAAACGGACTTGGAATAGCACTCTACGAGATAGCAACAAGCATGGGCTACACAAACTTCTACAAGCCACCAAACACCAAGGTAGCAGGCGTGTATATCGGGAACGAAGGGAAGACAACAAGAGTGCACATGCTCAGGGAAATGATATCAAGAAGGGCAATTGACATCCACTACAGGATGGCAAAGGAACTCGCAGACTTCAGAATGAAAAACAACCAGAAGCCAGAAGACTTCATCTCCGCAACACTCATACTCATGGACATCATTGACCCAGTGTCCCTTGAGCCTGAAAATAGCGTTTCACAAGAAACATTGACAAAAAAGCAACTTGAGTTTGAAAATAGAAAAGTGAAAAGTTATAGTTTGCTGTAGGAGGTGAACATGGCGAAAAAGTGGATACAGAAGGCAATAAAGCACAAAGGCGCACTCAAGAAGCAACTCGGAGTCAAGAAAGTCACAGCAACGAAACTCAATCAGGTGGCATCAAGACTACACAAGAAAGCCGAGAAGGGCAAGCTCTCACCATCCGAAAGAAAACTATTAAGACGCGTAAACCTCGCTAAAACCCTAATGAAATTAAGAAAAAAAGGAGGTAAAGCATGATCCTGTGGATAAAAAGAATGAGGAAAAGACACAGAGCAAAAGGCAGTGGCAGTGGTAGTGGAAGTGGTGGGGGAGCAGCATGATCACGTTCCTTAATATCCTGTCACTAGCACTGTCAGTAGTCGCATTCACAATGTCACTCATCTTATACTTCAAGGTGATGAGACTTGAGGGAGTAATTGACACACAGAAAAAGCCTGAAGACAGACAAAGTGAAGTTGATGACGAACAGAAAAAGAAAGAGGACGAGCTATTGAGGCTATGAAGTTCTTCATATGTAAGAAAAAGCACATAACGCTCGGCAACCACCCCGAGCAGACAAAGTGCCCAATCTGTGGCGAGCACGCAAGAGAACTAACAGAAAAGGACACGAGATATGGGCGAATTCTAATTGACGGGCTCAAGATGACGCCAAGACAGGCAATGGATTACATCAAAAACAGATACGGAGAAGAGGTGTTATGAAGAAAGAGGAAGTAAACCTTTTGGAAAGGATCGGCAAGGAGATAAGAATATTCCAGAACCACTACAAGGACATCTACTTCATCTCAAGGTTCGCAATGGGCGACCAGTGGCGAAACGACCTCTGGGAAAAGATATCTCTTGACAACATCCCGTCCAGAGTGCACAACAAAATCATCGGATACAAACGAACACTGACCGCATACTTCATTCAGTCATACCCGAGACTGACACTGGACGTGCAGGAGGAGAAGTATAAGAGTGTTGTGAAAAAACTACAGGACGCAGTGAATGCCATTATCTCCGACCCTCAGAACTTCGGTGTCATAGCGTCAGCGTTCGCAAGCTCAATGATAACTGGCGTCTCAGTAATCAAGTTCAACCCTCTGCCGAAACTCAGAAAAGTTGAGATACAGGAAATCCCACTACACAACATATACACACAGATGGGCGAGGTGAACCTGAGGAAAGTGTCGTATATCGTTGAGCGATACATAGCATCCAAAGACAACCCACTACGACCACTCACACCACCAAGATACGACCAACTCAACCTGCCAGACACATACTCCGTATACTACGCTGTCTACTCAAAGGACGAGGACACTGGCAAAGTCTCAGACCTCAAGATAATTGAGACAGGTAAGAGACTAATCACATACGACTGGGACACGTCCCCACTGCTAAACTACAACGAAGACGGTAAGCCATACAAGGTGATTAGCGGAATGCCTCCAATTGACGACTACCCATACGCCCTCATACCATCGTCACCCGACATAACCAACATCTTTGACTACAAGGTATCTGAAGCATACGCATCAAAGGACATCCAGATATTCATCAATAAGCTCATATCCTACTCAGACCTAGTCATGGGCATAACAGCTCTCGGAATAGCAAAGATACGAAACATGCCAGCAACCGAAGTTGAGCTATACCCAGGCGCAAAGATACCAGTGCCTGAGGGAAGTGACATCGCAGTTGACCGCGGGATCGGACTAAACTTCAACTTTGAGGCATACAACCTGTCATCAGCACTCGCAGACGACATATTCGGAATAAACGAGATACTACGCGGCGTGAGACCACAGTCAGTAACAAGCGGTGTCGCAGTCAACCAACTATACAACATAGCCCTCTCAAGACTACAGCTCAAGGTCCCAATGATAACACAAATGCTACGAAGACTTGTAGTGCTCGTCGCAAAGACAATCTCAACATACGACGAGTTCAGAACTAAGTTCGGCTTCACACCAAGCGACATTGACCTCATTGACGAACTAATGGACAACGAACAGTTTGAAATCAACGCAACACCAACAATCGCAGACACACGAAACGCAGACAGCATACTTGACGCCATGATAAAACTCGCACAGTCGGGCGTAATGCCACCACAAGTAGTGTTTGACTTCATACGAAGAAATTATCCATACTTCTTTGGTGAGGAGGAAATCAAATTTAGCATAAATGACATCGTCAGTAAAGAACTAGTAAAGAACGCTGGCAATCTTATTATGGGAGGAAATAATATGCCGTTAGGACAAGCAGTTCAGCAACAAACCCAGGCTCAGCAGGTGCCAGCCCTTTCACCTGAGGGCGAGGCATTCCTGAGAAGCGTCGGTATTGACCCAGCCCAAGTCACACCAGAAGTGATCCAGACAGCACTCCAGATCATGCAGGACCCATCAAAGCAACAGCAGATACAGGACATGATACAGAAACTCATATCACAGGGCTACACAGAGTCGGACGCGCAGAAGTTCGTATTCGCACTAATCGTAAAGGCAATCATTGACCAGATGAGCCAAGCACAAGCACCTCAACAAGGCGGTGAAACACCACCGCAACAGCAAGGAGGTGGTCAGTAATGGACCTCGGTGATAAAGTCCAAAGCGAACTGACACAACAGGAACCACAAGAGCAGCAAACAACACAACCAGAAAGCAACGTAAAGGCAGAACAGCCAGCACAAGAGACTGAGACACAACCAGAAACACAGACACAAGAACAGGAAACACAGGAACAGGAACAACAGGAAATACAGGAACAAGAGGAAACACAGGAACAGCCCAGAGGGAAATACTGGTATGAGCAGATACCACCACACGAGTTCCAGAGAATAAAGGCGAAATACTGGGAACAGACCGTGCCAGTAGTCGCAAAGGAGGTCGGAATGAGTGAAACAGAACTGGTCAAGATGATGCTCGCTGTCGGAATTGACAGCCCAGACCTCATCACAGACTTGCGAAAAACAATAGCGGAGATTGATAGTAAAAATAAGAGGGTCACGGAGGACAACAAGGCAATCAAGCCACAGAAGACAACACCAAGAGAAGACATAGACACCACGATAAAGAATAGGTCGTGGTATGAAATAGCAGAAATCATCAAGAAGCAAAGAGGAATAGCCTAAAGGGGGGCAAAAAGAAGAAATTAAGGAGGGAGCAAAATGGCAACTTTGGAGGATCTTCGCCAAGAGCTAAACACGATTATTCGTGACTATGACCTCTTCAATGAGGTCGTTGACAGGATGTGGAAGTCGTCGGCACTTGCCACAATCCTGGGCAAAAACAAAAGGAAGGTCACTGGCGGAATATCATACGAATTCAGAGTGAGGCTCACTGAGACCGACATCCCCACTCAAAGAAAAAGGTTCTACGATGTCATAGAAACATCAAGAGTGGGGAACCCAGTAGTCGGTAAGTTCCAACTCGGGATAATGCAAAAGGCAATCTCAATCTCAAAAGATGAGATTGAAGCCGACAGGGGCGAGGCAAAGATAATTGACGTGGTTACCGATAGGATGAAGGAGTTTGAGGAAAGCGTCAAGAAACAATTCCTACTTGACCTCATCTACGGCGACCCAGCAGTTGAGCCTAACGCACCAACAGGACTTGAAGTGATCTTGACGCCAAACAACCACTACGCTGGAATTGATGAGGGGCTCTACCCGTCATGGAACCCGATAACGCTTGATGCATCAGATGTAGCATATCCATATAATGTCGGTAGTGACACAAATTTGCTATCAACATACGGGTCTACTGACGTAAGGACAATTGACCTGTTCATTAATGACGTGGTCTACAAGATCTCAAAAGGTCAGCCTGACTTGAGACCGAACCTAGTGCTAACAACGGGACACATCTACTCGCTCATCAAAGCCGCTATATTCCCACAGGTCCTGCTACAGGATAAGTCGCTCGTTGACGTTGGATTTGACAATGTCAAGTTCAACGGACTAACAATCGTTGACGACCCATTCATACCCGACAGGACAATGTATTTCCTGTCAACTGACGACATAATGATACTCTACAAGTCACTTGACATGAACCCACCAGAGTTCAAGGTTGAGGACCCGTCAGGTAAGGCAAGAACACTCATATCCATCGTTGAGATTGAGTGGACACTCGCATGCACAAGAAGAAGAACGCAGGCAAAAGTAATTAATGTTGGTAGCCCAACAGCATAAGGGGTGATTACCCCCATAAATCATGGAGGATAACTATGTGGAAGACATTTGCTATTGACATTGGTTCGTTCTCAACCAATGCGCTTGAGCCCGTAGGGTCACTCAGGGTATCACAGGATGGTAACATATACAAGCTCGCAAAAATCACAGCACCATCAGGTGGCGGCTACACCAAGCCACTAGTGGTATCCTGGACTTCAGATACCGAAGTGTCACCAACAACAGGCTCAACAGCAGCACCGAAGGGCGTGCTCGTCGCCAACATCCCCAGAAACACAACTGCCTACACATGG